AATTATAGTAGTACATAATTAATCTGTCAAAATTGGTTGACCTTTGAGAAAGTTTATAATAGTATACAACTATGAAACGTATAAATTACCTAAATAACAAAGATATTCTAAAAGAAATTGCAAAGAGTAAGAACAGTTTCTGTTCATATACAGATCCTGAATATGGCAATTATGACCTGATTACTCTAAAACCAATTGAGAAAATCACTAAAAAAATGATACTTGAAGCAAGAAAGAATCGTGCTGAGAGATTAACAAAATTAAAATGCGAAGAGCTAGGTGTCACTAAAGCAAAATTAAATGGACAGGATGTAAAAACAAGAGACATATCTGACCTTGATGTTGTCATACGTTGTTACACTTATGACCACGCTCCTGCTGATCCTGACAGAAAAGCTAATCCTAAAACAATAGCAGATACTAAAGTTAAACTAAACTTTATTCCTTTCAAGCATTACAAGATGAATGAAGATAGAGAATGGCAACTGGTTGGTATCAGTCATTGGATAGGTGGAATGGAGAATGGACACTTTAGTTTGAGTCACGGTAGGCTTACAAATAAATTAGCATTGATGTATATGAAGTTGTGCCAACGATATGGAAGCAGAGGTAACTGGCGTGGTTACACTTACAATGATGAAATGCAATCACAAGCATTACTTCAATTGAGCCAAATTGGTTTGCAGTTTGATGAAAGCAAAAGTGAAAATCCTTTTGCATATTACACCGCGGCTATAACTAATTCGTTTACGAGAATTTTAAATGTGGAGAAAAAACATCAAAGTTTAAGAGATGATTTATTACAAGAAGCTGGACAAACACCGTCATATACTAGACAATTAGAAAGCGAAATGAAAAACAAAACAGATTTCGGTCCAACCATTGACAATTACCCAAAAAAGTAGTATAATAATAATCAAAGTTTGAGATTTATATATGTTTAAAAAAGCGGCCTGTTTTACAGATATCCACTTTGGATTAAAAAACAATTCAAGGCAACACAATAATGATTGTGAAGACTTTGTTAAGTGGTTTATCGACGAAGCTAAGAAATTTGGTGCAGAGACCTGTATCTTTCTGGGCGACTGGCATCACCATAGATCATCTATCAACATAAGCACACTTAACTATTCAATCTCAAACCTTAAACGGTTAAGTGAAGCATTTGAGCAGACTTATTTCTTGGTAGGTAATCACGATTTATTTTATAGAGATAAACGTGAGATATCTTCGGTGGTGTTCGCTCAAGAAATACCTAAAGTAAAAGTCATTGATGAAATTATAGTGCAAGATGATGTAGCACTAGTTCCTTGGCTAATAGGAAACGAGTGGAAGAAAGTCAAAAATATAAAAGCCAAATATATGTTTGGTCACTTTGAGCTTCCTAACTTTAAAATGAATGCTATGGTAGAAATGCCAGATCACGGTGAATTGAATGCAGGACATTTTGATAAGGTTGGTCACGTGTTTACTGGACATTTTCATAAACGTCAAACAAAAGGTAATGTTACATATATAGGCAATCCGTTTGCACACAACTATGCAGATGCGTGGGATAACGATCGTGGATGTATGATGCTCGAATGGGACAAACCACCCAAGTATCAAATATGGGCGGCAGGTCCAAAGTATAGAACCATTCCGTTAAGCAAGTTACTCGAGTCACCAGATGAATTCTTAGAACCGGAAACAAATGTAAGAGTTAAAATTGATATTGACATTACATATGAAGAAGCAAATTTTATAAAAGAAAACTTTCAGAACACTTATAGTTTAAGAGAGATCAGTCTACTACCACACAAAGAAATAGATGATGAAATAGAATTCCAAGGTGAGATTAAGTTTCAAACAGTTGATGAAATAGTATTAGATCAGCTTAAGAACATAGAATCAGAAACATTTGATAATTCGGTATTGATAGAAATTTATAACAGACTATGATAAAATTAAAAACACTAACAGTCAAAAACTTTATGAGTGTAGGGGCCGCCACGCAAGTGGTTAAGTTAGATCAGCCTGGTCTTACTCTAGTACTAGGTAATAATTTAGATCTAGGAGGTGAAGGTGCCAGAAATGGTACTGGTAAGACTACTATTATTAATGCATTAAGTTTCTGTTTATATGGTGATGCTATTACTAACATTAAACGTGATAACTTAATCAACAAGACTAATCAAAAAGGTATGAATGTTAGTTTAGAATTTGAAGTAAACGGACACAGTTACAGAATTGAAAGAGGTAGAAAACCTAATCATTTTAAGTTTATCGTCGACGATGAAGTTGTAAACGAAAAAGACACAGATGAAGCACAGGGTGAAAATCGTCTAACGCAAGATGAAATTAATCGTATATTTGGTATGAGTCACGCATTGTTTAAAAATGTAATAGCTCTCAACACTTACAATATGCCTTTCTTGGCAATGAAGCCAACAGAACAACGAGAAGTCATAGAAGAACTACTAGGTATTACACAGTTGTCTAATAAGTCTGATAGATTAAAAGAGCAAGTTAGATTGACCAAAGAAGATATTAAAAGTGAAGAATTACGTATAGATGCTGTTAAGTCAAGTAATGAAAAAATTGAAGGTACAATTCGTAATTTTAGAATTAAAAGTACTGCGTGGGAAGATAGCCACGATAAGAAATTAAGAGAACTGTCAACTGCGATTATAGAACTAAAACGTATTGATGTAGATCACGAACTTGAACAACATAAAAAACTTAATGCTTGGAAAGAAAAACAACAAGAAATATTAAGTTTGAAAAAACAATTAGATTATGATACACGTGAAAGCAATAATTTAACTGCTCAGATAGAACAGTTAAATGAAAATGCAACAGCATTAGAAGAAAAGACCTGTCCAATGTGTGAACAAAAGATACACGACAGCACGTCACACGAAAAGATAACATCTAATACTAAACAAAGTATAGACACCCACACAGACAGCTTACAGACGCTACAAGAGGCTATTAAACACACCGAACAACGTATACTTGATATAGGTGACCCTGGTGTACAGCCAACAACTGCATATGCTGATCACGATGATGCTTACAAGCACAAACAGAATTTAAATAATCTTGAAAACGATCATACAAGGATTCAAAATGATGAGAATCCACACATAGAACAAATTGAAACATTGAGAGATTCCAATATTGAACAGATCGATTACGGAATGATCAATAGCTTGACTAAACTCAAAGAACACCAAGAATTCCTATACAGATTATTAACAAGCAAAGATTCGTTTATTAGAAAGAAAATAATAGATCAAAACCTTGCATACTTAAATGGAAGACTAAATCATTACCTAGAAGATTTAGGTTTACCACACGAAGTTATATTTAGATCAGATCTAAGTGTTGAAATAACTGAACTAGGTAGAGAGCTTGACTTTGATAATTTAAGTAGAGGTGAACGTAACAGACTTATACTTGGATTGAGTTGGGCTTTTAGAGATATATTTGAATCAACAAACAGTCCAGTTAATCTATTGTTCATCGATGAGTTGATCGATAGTGGAATGGACACACAAGGGGTTGAAGCAAGTATGTCAATTCTTAAAAAGATGACTAGAGAAAGACACAAGAACGTGTTCTTGATTTCACACAAAGACGAATTAACTGGTAGAGTAAACAGCATTATGAATGTTGTCAAAGAAAACGGCTTTACTTCTTTTGGTAAAGATTTTGAGGTCGTTAGTATCCATTAAATACAAGTATGGATCAAGATATTTTACAAGAACATTTTACACCAAACTACAACAACAAAGACATATGGGATTGGTTAGCAGAGGACACCACTGTTCCTTATGTTAGGTTGGACTTAGATATTCCTTGGCAACAAATACACAAAGAAGCATTAGCAGTTAAAGATCAGTGCATTGTGCATAGGACTGACGAAGGAAAAGGCAAGTGGTTAAGCTGTTGTTTACACGGCATTGATAATGAATATACAAATGATTGGATGTATTATGATGGCAAGTTTCTAGAAGAACCTGAATATAAATGGACCAGCATATCAGAGCAATGTCCGGTAACCACACAATTCTTTAAAGAACAATTTCCTTACAGCTCATATAAAAGGTTAAGATTTATGTGGGTAGAACCGGGTGGTTATATATTACCACATCAAGATGATCAGCAAAGATGTTTGAATCCAATAAACATTTCAATATACAATCCTGTGCAATGCGAGTTTAGGTATAAAAACTATGGCACACTTCCTTTTGTAAACGGTAGTGCATTTCTAATAGATGTAGGACAGCCGCATTCTGTGTGGAATCGTAGCAGTGAAGCTAGATTACACATTATTGCACACGGAAAAAAGAATAAAGAAAAGTTCCTACCTATTTTAGAACAAGGATGGAATAAATACCATTGTAATTAAGGAGCAACATAATGAAATTTGAACAATTAGTAAGATATACCCTTGAGTATAGTAATCAATTAAGGTATTATCATTGGCAAACAAATAGTTTCGCACAACACGAAGCATTAGGTAAATTTTACGATAGTATCACAGCTATACTTGATGGATTAGTTGAAACCTGGTCTGGAAGACTTGGCAATATTAAAGTAGATCAGGGTTCAGTAGAACTGGTTGATTATACCGACGTTGAAAGTGTTATAGAAAGTGCAGTATCATTAAGAGATGCATACGAAGAATTTAGTAAGACTATTTCATATGATGATATTAGAGATCAAATTGACGATATGATCACTAGCATCAATCAAACAATATACCTATTAAGATTAAAGTAGTCTAACGTAGAACTTCAAATTTATGAGAACTGTTTGCGATCTTATTGCACCAGTCTGCGTATTCCGATTTTCTAATTAAATTAAAATTATAGTCGAACACGTTAGACAAATTTACTAATGTGTGTTCTTCAACATTTTCAACTATTGAAGATCTAGTTATATCACCTATGCAATACCTGACGTTGACGTTTTCTCTAATATGTTTTAGTATTGGATCCAACTCACTGATATCATACTCATCTAACTTTTCATACTGGCCGTTTAGTGTGGACCATTGCTGTCCACCTATCATATCAAAATCTTGCACAAACTTTTTATAGTCACTATTGAAATTCTTTATTAACAGTTCTGTGAATATCAATGCAGTTATAGACGTATCATAAAATGTAATGGTCTTAATATTTTTATAAACTTCGATTAATCTTTTTAAACTTTCAACTCCGTTTGCAACTGAGATATAGTTAGTGTGTTGTTTTTTAAAATGTTTTATACGAGTTGCTGTAGATATTGGATAGTAGTATGAATGCGGATTTATTTGTTCATAACCCAACATATGTTTTACTTGTTCTTCAATGTTGTAGTACACAAACTTCTTGACGTGTCTTTCAGATTCATTAAAAGGTCTGATTTTAAAATTGTGTTTTAGCATCTCACTTATTACATATCCACCAAATTTTAGTCTATTATGTGATGTGATATCTTTAGTTTGTTCAATCCATAGTGGAGTATGGTCATCGTGAAAATTATCAGTAGATCTTTTTATCACAACAAGTTCATCAGATTGAGTGTGATTAAAGTTTGGACAATTTATTTTTTTCCAATTATCAACATTTAATATAAACTGCTGTTGGTGTATTTGATAATACCTTTCTTTACGATCTAGTACGTGACCTATTACTGAATAATCATCGATGTTAGACATCACAATTTTTAAAAAATTATTGTCTATGTGATCAAAAAAGAATTTGCCTTCTTGTATCACTACAGCATATTTTGTTTTTACTTGTTTGAGAGTATCATCTATGTTTTCAATTTTACAATCTAGCAACCTGTCATCATTAAACCCGTGAAGTAAATTTTCGTAGAAATAATCTTTAATGCTGTCTAATAAAGATTCATTCTTAACTATTATTAAACTGAAGTCTTTAAGAGTTGTCACTTTGTTTTTTAACCTCAATATTTTTTAAGTGTTCTTTTAGAATTTTTGAACCACCAATTCGCACATTGATAATGCCATTGTAGTAATCATCTTTTTCTAGTACTCTGCGTTCAAATTGTTCTCTGGCCTCTAGATAACTTGCAATGCCTCTGCTTGGACAATAATATAATATTTCTCTAGTAAACTTGTCTTCACCTAGTTGTTCTACATCTTCTTGGAGTTTATCTGAACTGCCCCAATAGTCTCGCCAGTCTGATTCTTTTGTTCCACGTCTTTTATTCTTCTTGCCTTTTAATGGTGGTTTCGTTGTCTTGAATTTTGCTAGTTTCTTGCCTATATATTTTTTATTATCGGTGAGATTTGTTATCAAATATACAAATGCTTCGACACCTTCGGGCATTTCTTCTACTTTTTCACCTTGATGTGTCCAATGCATACTGATACTTACCTTGCTTTTTTTACTACTCATATGCTTATTGTATAACACTTTTTTAACAAGAGCAAACAAAAAAATAAAAAAAGGTTGACCATATCATTATTTTAGTATACTTTACACAGCATAGGGCAAATACAGGGCAAACATCAACAGACTAAACTCAGGCAAACACATAGCGACTCTATCGATCGAAAGATCCTGACAATGCGCCGAATTAAAAGGTGGTGAACTCAGCGTCGCAAGGCAAGTGTTAACTCAGGCACAAATGACAATGGCTCTGCTAGAAAAAGAACGCAACCATTAGCTTACATATAAACAGCTAACTTTGGGTATATGTAGGTTCCGTTGGATGAAGTAGGAATGATAGGGGTACCGGCCAACCGCCTCTCTAGGTTCCGCAAGTTAGTATGACGATCTCTGGTAATATATCAAAGGTCCCTTCGCCCGGCAACGGGTGAAGTATGGCCAAATCCAGGTAATAGGTATACAAATAAAAAACACATACAATATATAATGATCTAATATACAAAATTTCTAATACAAAGAACAATAATAACTCTTAAAGAAACTAACGCAGAGCGTTGTACAATGGAACTTTAGTTCTATTCCTACGTAGACAAAGTGATATCATAGTATATTGAACACAACTCTGATTAAAATAAGTAATAGTATGGAATTCATAATCAAAGCGATAATAGGTGGTATAATCATTGCAACTGTGAGTACAGTGTCTGAGAGATATCCAACCATCGGTGCGTTTGTGTTAGGAATACCTTTGGCCAGTTTCGTATCTTTTATCTTTATGTATTACGCAGGTGTCGACGTGCAGACTTTTAAAACAATCAGTGTGCATACGGTGTACTTCGTATTGGTGAGTTTATTGTTCTTTCCGATGTTTGTCTATATGATGCCGTCATATGGTTTCTGGACAGCGATGGCGATAGGTTCTGCTATAACAGGATCTCTAATGTTTGCACTTTCAAGATTTTTGTAATTAGACCACAGGACTCATAGAACCTTTGAAACGTTCCATATTGTCTTTGAGGAATTCGTGTATTATTTTTTTGTCTTCGTATGTTAATGCCCAGGCCTGGTCATAACTCACAGAGCCTCTCATATACCAACATATCTCTGTTATGCTTTTTCTAATGCCGTTGGCTTCTTCGGCCATCTCTTGGAAATATGCCTGTATGTCAGAAGGATTGGATGTGATTAGGAATTGACGAAAAAATCGGATGGGTCCAACTTGATATCAGCTTCGAACGGTTTTTCTGTTTCTTTACAGACAACTTCTTGCTTGAAGTTAGTGCCTGATCTGTTCAGCTCATCAATTTTACCATCGATTATTTTTGCGTCTCTGGTTTCTAGGTTTGCTAAGAATTCTTTGATTTGCACAGCGTCGACTACACTTTCACCTTCTGGTGTTACAACTTTATAAATGCTCTTTCCGATAACATCAGTGTTGATTTCTGAAAGTTTACTAAACATCTGTTTAAACTGCTGAGCACTTGCACTGCTCACTTCACCAACATTTTTAAGTGCAGTTGCTTGATCGTATGCAACTAAATTTATTTGTGTCTGTAATTCATATGTAAATGGTTTGACATAAACTGTACAACCGTTAGCTAGTGCCACATTATTTTCTGCAGGTATTTCACCAACACCTTCAACAATGTTATTAAGATTGATGTCGTAAGTACCAAGTTGTCCGGTGTGAGGAGATTTTAATTTGGCTTCCATAAATTCACCAAACGTAGCCATACGTATCGCAATTAGCAATAAGTCCACATCGCAGACTGGAAGATTTTTTGGATCCTGGACACTTGGTGCACAGCTTTTTATTGCTTCAACGACTGCATCTCCATTCAGCAATGCGTCAGGATTTTTCATTAATAGTTCGTCTCGACTGGTCATAGCATACACGGCAATTTCACCGGTCATTGATTCATCAACAACAGTGTTGAACTTACCTCTGCTAGGTAAATTTACATATAACTTTGGAGCTCTGTAAAACTGCTTTAACGGGTTTTGTTTAATTTCTTCGCTCATTTTTATTCCTTATTAGTTTTTTAACTGCGTATATTACTAACCATATAAATATTATTGTAACAATATTTATAGGAGTCTTTAAGTACGTACTTAATTATTTATCAATGGCAGACACAGTAGTAATAAATGTAGATGGAAAACAGATAGAAATACCGGAATTTGCGTATGACCGTACTATGCAAGACCTGATAAAGGTAGCAAGAGCATTAGGCGTAGACGCTAAAAAAACAGCTGGAACCAATGAATCCATTAGAAAATCATTAAAAGCAATACTAGATAAAGAAACGGTACAAGTAAAGCAAGGTACAACAGAAGCACAATCAGAAAAGAAACACAACAAGAATCATCTCGACAAGCTAAAGAAAGTCGAAGAGGCACTTAAAAACAACGGTAAACAGCAAGACATAGTGAACAAAACACTTGCGGCCACCGGTGGAAGTGGCGGTGTGTTTCCTGGCTTGTTCGGAGGCTTGTCGAAGTTTTCAAAATTCCTAAACCCAGTGACAGCAGGATTGGCAGGATTGGCTAACGGAATCATCGCGGCAACTAAATTTTTCTTAAAACTAGGACAACTCGATAACACATTATTTAGAAGAGGTTTTAATATACAAGGTGAGCAAGGACTATCAGGCGGAGTTACTTCTTTTGCGGCACAGGCGGCAGATGCTTCACTGAGCTTAGATAACTTTTCTGAACTGATGCAAGAGTTTGCTACAACGGCCGGTGAATTTGGAACTGGTACAATGAGCAGTGCCATAGTTGGTGTACAAAAGTTAACCAAAAGTCAGAGCTACTTAGGATTGAGTAACCAAGAACTTGCGGCCGCTACTGCCGAGTCGGCAGACATATTAAGACAGTTAGGTTTTGATAGTTCAGCAACATCGATGGCGATAGCACAAACAACGACCAATGTTTTACAAACAACACAGGCGTTCACGAGATTATTAAATGTATCAAACGATGTCATTAGAAATATGACGATACAAGCAAGTCAAATAGAATCGTTTACAAATGCTTTACAGATGCTACCAACCAATCTAAGAGGACAAGCATTACAATCAAGCCAAACAGCTTTTGCTGGATTGGCCGCATTTGGAGAAGAAGCAGGTGGACAACTTACAACAGCATTAAGTGAAGGTATTGGTAGAGGTGGTATGCAGTTTACTCAATTCGGTCAAGACCTTGCAAGGGTAAGTCCGTCAATGTTGACTGCTTTACAAGATTTACAGAGTGCATCAACATCAGGAGGTGATGTTACAGGTGCATTGGATTCATTTAGAGAATCTATAGCAACAACAGATGAGAGCTCTAGACAATTCTTAAGAGCATTAGAGATCAGTGGTGATCCGATGGCGAAGTTTGTGATAAAACTTGCAAACTTGAATGAGTCAATTGATGACACAACCTTTAAGCAAATGGCAGAGATTAGAAAAAATATCAATCCTGAAAAATTAGGCCAAGCACAAAATGAATTAAGAATGGGTATTGAAAAGATCAAAGCGGCATTCGATAAACTTTTGATATCTGTGCTATCGCCTGAAGTGATAAACGGTTTCAGTGCCACAGTCAAGAGTTTGTCAACAATGATAGGCAGTTTGGCAGACTGGATCAGAACCACAGGGTTTGGTATGTTGCAGAATGCAATGAACACACTGGTTGGTTTCTTCAGCGGAGCCGGAACCAAGATATCAGGAATATTTTCTGGGCTTTCAAGTATGCTATCAGGTGCAGTAGGATCTGGAATAGCAAGAGGTATAGCACTGGCAGTGCCAGGTGGTGACAATGCAAAAAAATTAGATCTGTTTGACAGTGTAGCGTCTGTGATTAAAGGAAAAGAAAACGACCCAGAGGCACTTAAAAGAGCATATGCAATGTTACGTAGAAACAACGTTGATGCAAAGGCATCAGACAGCTGGGCCACAAACGGTTATAAAAGATTAGGCAAAGAAGGAACACAAAATTACATCCAGAATGAAATGGGTGAATATTTTGCTCAACCTTTGTTTAAAAATAACGCATCTAGCAGTAGTGGATCAACTTATGATGAAGAAATAATTAATAAAAACAATACAACCAGTACAGGTATGTTTGCTCCTAGTTCTACTCCTAGCAGAAGTAAAATCAGGATTATGCCAATGTATGGTGATCCTAAGACTATGGTAGATAAAAATGCAGATCCACAACAAAAAATAGCTATGTTAATGGAAAAGGTAGTAGAGCTCCAAGAAGAAAACAATAGATTATTATCTGCACAAGGTAGCAAGACAGACAAAACAACGCAAACCTTAGAAAAAGTTTACCAAGATCGTATAATGAGTCAAACATAAGTTATTTTCCATTATAACAAAATAAGAAGTTGACAAAGCATTAAAAATACTATATTATAAATACTATTATAACTTGGATAAAAATATGACTTGGAGAAAATACTTTAAAGAATACGGAACTGAACAAGGCACTAATAGTCCTGTAGGTTCGACTACACCGGGATCGGCGTCTGGATCGGCTTCTAACAGCAGATACAATACGTGGTTACCTGAAGTTTATGCTGGACAACCTAACAGACGTGAAAGATACTATCAATATGATATGATGGATCTTGACACAGAAATTAATGCGGCACTAGACACCATAGCAGAATTCTCTAGTCAATCTGATGAAAAAACAGGTTCGACATTTAATATACAATACAACGAAACGCCAACTGATACAGAGTCAGCTATATTAACTGATGCACTAACACAGTGGAACAAAATTAATCAATGGCAAAAACGTTGCTTTAAAATGGTTCGTAATACTTTGAAGTATGGCGATCAGATATTTGTAAGAGATCCAAAAACATACAAATGGTATTGGATTGATCCAGGCAATGTTGAAAGAATAGTTGTCAACGAAGGTAAAGGCAAAAAACCAGAAGCATATTTTATTAAAAATTTAGATCTTAATGTTAAAAATTTAGACATAACATCTGATGCATTTGGACAAAGTATGTCAGCTACAACCGGAGGCGGTGTAGGTGGTACGATTGGTCACCCAATGGGAGGTGGCGGAAGCAACAGAGGTGCGATGCCATATGGTCAAGGACCTGGTGGCGGATTTGGTAACACAAGATTTTCAAAAGATGCACAGACGTATCCAATTGATGCATCACACGTTATACATTTAAGTTTAACAGAAGGTATGGATAGATTTTGGCCTTTTGGAGTAAGTTTATTAGAACCTATCTTTAAAACTTACAAGCAAAAAGAATTACTAGAAGACGCAATGATTATCTATAGAGTACAAAGAGCACCTGAACGTAGAGTGTTCTATATTGATGTAGGTAATATGCCAACTTCAAAAGCAATGGGATTCATTGAAAGAATCAAAAACGAAATACACCAAAGACGTATACCTAGTGCAACAGGTGGTGCCAATGTGATGGACGCAACATACAATCCATTATCAATGATAGAAGATTATTTCTTTGCCCAAACGGCAGAGGGTAGAGGATCTAAAGTTGAAACATTACCGGGCGGTAGTAACTTGGGTGAAATTGATGATTTAAGATATTTCAATGATAAGCTATTAAAAGGTTTAAGAGTACCAAGTGCATATCTACCTAGCACACCAGGTGATCAAAACACAGCATTCACTGATGGTAGAGTAGGTACAGCATACATACAAGAATTTAGATTTACAAAGTTCTGTAAAAGAATACAAAACTTTATGCAACCAAATATTGATTTTGAATTTAAAATGTTCTTAAAACACAGAGGAATAGAAATTGATTCAGGTATGTTCCAGCTTCAGTTCAATGAGCCACAAAACTTTGGCAAGTACAGACAGATTGAATTAGATACACAGCTTGTAAACATCTTTAATCAAATACAACAACTTCCGTTTGTAAGTAAACGTTTTGCAATGAAACGTTACTTAAAATTAAGTGATGAAGAAATATATGAAAACCAAAGAATGTGGTCTGAAGAAAATGCAGAAAACATTCCAGGGTCAATGAGTGACGCAGAACCAGATGGTCTAGGATCAGTTGGCGCTTCACCTATGCCAGCACCCCAAGGCGGTGGCGATGAGATGGATCCAGATGTTTCAGCCGGGACTCAGTCTCCTATTAGT